CCTTGGGGGCGAGCAATTTTCCAGCAACCGAAAGCCCCGCCATGATCGCAAAAGAAGCAAGCTGGCCAATTCCGGGAATGAAGTTGACCGCGATTGCGGCGATCTTGAGGACGGTTCTGACTATCTTGCCCATTAGCCGATAGCCCAAGCGGCTTGCCATTCGGCAAACGGAATGCGGATCAACCCCGGCTCGTCATTCTCGATGCCGACGAATAGGGCATAACCCCCGAAGCAAACACCGACATTGCCTTCCGCCAAAACCAGATCGCCGCGCCGCGCAAAGGCTTTCGGTGTCGAGGGGAATGTATTGTCGAGATATTCCCAAGGACTATCCGCGCCGAGCTTTTTCAAATAGCGGACAGATGACGCAAGTGTCTTGTATTTGCCCCGATGCCCCTTGGCCGGGTCGTGGCCCGTCACCGCCTTTATGGACCCGGCGGCAAACATCAAGCAATCCAGAGTGCCCCACTCGAACGACGCACCCGCGCATTCTGACAACCATGCCGAAAGTCTCTCCTCCCAATTGGGGAGCCGTGTGAGTGGCGTCAAAAAATCTGATTCCGCGCGCCATAGCGATTGTAAGGGCTGCCCATTCCGCCCCCCAATCCAGTGCCACCCGCGCCTGTGTTGTGCGTCCCGTTAGCAATGGCGATGGACGCCGCCGCTGATAGATCGCCGCTATCGAAATAGGACTGGTCAAGATATGTCCGATTTGATGCTTGGCTCAAACTCGCAAGATAGCTTTCGATCTGAATTTCAATCGTCTGCCCCGCAACATCACCCTTGATCGCAGCCGACATCATGCGGCCCGTGTAGAAGCGCCAGACGTTGCCGACGCGCGCATAGGACGTGTTATAGAGCATCAGCCAGAGCGAGGCTGTGCGGCCCCTCCAGAGGCTTGTGTCGCCAATTATGTTTAGAAGCGCCGTGTCAACCGTGGCGAGGCCGGAAAGCGATGCTGTGACCGTTTCAGATCCATCGTCCTTGTGCTGGATTTCCGAAACCGAAATGATTTGAGGGTCCATCGCATCGAACGTGTTGCCGTCAAGATCGGTGTCGCCCGTGCTGGAAAATGTGACTGAATAAGGCGCGGTCGTGACGCGGAACGGATCACCCGAAAAATCAAGATAGCCGACGAAGCAAGGATGCAGAAGCGAACCGGAAAGGGCCGCGATAGCTGTTGCGTCGGGACGAGACATCAGAAGGCCTCTTCCGCTTCAAACGCAAAACCATAAAGTTGGCCCCGGTCTACCGTCCAGCCTGACATGTCGCTTGTAAGGGCCATGAGCGCATAAGGATATTGCACCTCAATCGTCGCGGCATTGGCGGGCGATTTACGCAGGCGCGGTTCGATAGTTGCCGTGCCCGTTGTCGATGCCCCGACAACCAGAGCCGAAGTCAGCACCGCAAGCTGGCAGGTGCCATCCGAAAACGGGATGGTTATTTTCGAACCAGCGGGAAGGAATGTTGACGCAACCGAACCGGAAAGGCCTGTGAGGTTCAGGGAGTTGCCGGTCTGGCTGCCGCCGCTGACAGTCGGGTTGGTTGCGGTTGTCTGTTGCGCCTCAACCGCGCGAAGCTGGAAGACATTGGCCTGTCCCCGCAACGCAATGAAGAACGCTTGCCAGCTTTCCGCATTGGACTGTTTGATGATCGGCTTCAATTCGCCCGATGCCGACCACCGCGCCGCGCCCGCAATGATGACAGCTTGGCGCGCGCCGGTCCATTCCGAACGGTTGACCTGTGTTGGCGTGTTCAGTTGCCACTTGACCGAACGAAGCGGCAGGGCGGAAGGTGGTGTGATTGTCGCCATAACTAGAGCCGTGGCCTTGAGATGTTGCGCATTGTCATGTTGCTTGCCGCCGCAGCGATTGTCGGTGCGGCATTGGCCAATTCACGGCGGATAAGGGCAACCGTTTCAGCCGTTGCGCCTGGGGCGTTCACCGTAAGGTTGATGGCCTGCCCGCCCATGCCCTTTAGGCTTGGCACAATGGAGCCGGGAGTGCGCGGAACGAACAATTCAGGGCGCTTTTCGCCCACGATATAGGGCTGGCCAGCGTTCACAGGGCCACCAGTCGCGCGCCCGAGAATGTTGGCAGTGCTCTTTCCAAGCGATCCGCCTCCGCCAAAGATCGAGCCAACGGCGCTAAAGAGCGAACCGAAGAAACCGCCGCCACCGCCGCCGCCAAAGCCGCTCGATCCTGATATCAGCTTCGCAAGCACTTCCGAAACAGCGCGCAATCCCTCATATTTGAATTGCCGCCAAAGACCGCCGCTGCCTTGTGTGAACAGCGTTTCAAATGTGTCCGCAAGGTAACGCTGCGTCTCGGCCCCGCGCGCGCGATAATCATCAAGCTCGTTGTTGACGTTGGCCGTGATGCCTTCCATGATGCTCGCGGTGTTGTTCGCCACGCGCTCGGCAAGCGTGTCCTGATAGTCCTGTTCGAGGTTAAGCCGCTGCTGTGCGCTTTCGACTTGGCGTTGGCCTTCGATGGTGAGTTGCTGCATTTGAGCCAATAGCTTGGCGCGCTGTGCGACAGTCAGCCCCTCAATCCGGTTCACATCATCGGAAACACGGCGCAGACTTTCGGCTGCATTGGCGTCGGCATCGCGACCTTCCGCGCGGAGCAATGCAATACGGTTGGACTCTCGCAAGTCATCCAGCATCGCCGCGCCTTCTTTGCCGATGTCGGCAACAGACAAAGCGGCCTGCCGGGATTCCGTCGCGAAGGATGCCATGAGCGGTGTGGCTTGCTGCAACTGGTCAAGCACCGCGCCGAAGTCGATGCCGGACAGAGCAAGCGCGCCACCAGCCCCAAGGCGACCGGGGGAGGCATTCAGGAAGTTCGCACCGTTGCCGAGCGATGAAGGCGTCGAAGTCTTGAGAAAATCAGCATTGCGTGCCGGACGGCTGCGGAGCTTTGGCGCTGGCGCGGCATCCGCAAACAGGCCGTCACTGCGAATGGCAGACCCTATCAGGCCTCCAGAAATGGGGCTGAAGGATTTGATCGCTGCGGCAAAGCGCGGATAATATTTTTCAAACCCGATGATCTTATCAACAAGGTTCGCAATGGACTCGGCAAAGTTTCCGATCTGGTCCGCGTTGTCTGCGACCACGCCCGCAAAACGGGTTCCGAGCGCGGACGTAAGTCTGTCGATCTTGTCGGCTGTCTTGTCCGCGTCTTGAATTTGCTTGTCGGAGAGAACCAATCCGAATTCGCGCGCCTCTTTGGCCTGCTTTCGGAAGCCCTCGGCTCCGGCCTCAAGCGTCGGGATGATGGCGGTCGCGCCCTTGCCAAATATCGCAACCGCCGCCGATGCTCTTTGCGCCGGGTCCGGTATTTTGGCGATAGCGGCTGCAACTGCGGCATATCGTTCGCTGTCGCTTGCGCGTTTCAACTCATCGAGATTGAGCCCAAGCTGTTTGATCGCAGCCGATTGGCCAGAGCTGAAGGCCTTGCCGAGGGTAACTGAAAACTTGCCAAGCGCATTGTCCGCTTGCTCAAGCGTCGCGCCGTTCTGGGTGGCTGCGTACCGGAATTCCTGCAGGAACTTGGTCGATACGCCAAGCGACTGCGCCACTTCACCGAGAGAGCCTGCGAATTCGAGACTGTTGCGGATCGCGCTCGTGACCGCGCCAACAGACAGCGATGCCAAAAATCCACCGAATGCGCCGGTTGTAAATCCGGCAAGTGAAGCCTTGATCTTGCCGACGCCGCCACCAAGTTTCGAGAAATGGCCATCGACCTTTGACAGCTTGCGATTGGTGTCGCGCTCGAAGTCGCCAACGGCACGCTCTGCCTTTGCCAGGTTCGACCGCAAAAGTTCGGTCGTTGCGCTGACTTGAATGAGCAGTTTTGCGACATCATCGGCCATAGGTTGCCCCTATTCTTCATGCCGCTTTTGCAGCGCTTCAATGGCTGAGAAAAATTCGTGAGGCGTCGCATTCCAGAAATCGGAAGGACGCCAATGCAAGGCCGTGATGGCGATGCCCATGAGGCGACGACGCGGATCTTCTAATTCCCCTTCGTCGTCGCCTTCACTTCCCCCGATCCGGTATATCCCCCGGTCGCTGCCATGAAGAGCAACAGTTCAAGACGCTTCATGGCAATCAAAAGCCCGCCATCGGCCTGGAGGATCAATTCTCCAACACGCGCCGCATTGAATGCTGCCAGCGCCTTGTCATCAACCGCGCGGCCATGAGCCTTGATGCACTCGGTTGCGATGATCGCCGCCTCGCTCATCTTCAACTGGCCATCCCCTGCCGCACGGGCAAGGTCAATCAGGCTGCGGTCTGTCTGCGCTTCAAATGCCGAAATCGCCTCGTAGGAGGGGCGGAGAACATACTCCTGCCCCTCCAGCTCAAGCGATACCTCACCCCGCGTCTTATTCGCCGTCATCAGGACAGCGCGTCAGTTGTCGGTGCCGAAGCAACGCCGAGTTCGAGCTTGTATTTGACCGCATCATTCTGGCCATAGTCAATCGACATGTCGAGAATGTTGCAGGCCGCAGTCCAGACCGCATCACCAGTTGTCCCCGATGAACCGCCCTTGCGTATCTGGAAGTTCTTGGTCGTCTGCGCCTTGTAAGACGTTTCCGCCAAGGTGAAGCCGTTTGCATCCGGCAGGGTTGCAACGCCGTCAAGAGAAACGCCCACGTCAAACAGCCCAGCCGCAACCGTTGCGTATGGGAAGTCGTCTTTGGCGGATGTGTCGATTGTGTTCGCCTTGCGCGTCATCGCGAGCGATTGCTGCCCCGCGATGATCGCATAAGTTCCGCCCGTGGTCGTGGTGTCGATCCACAGGCGATAAGCATTGCCGAGTAATTTAGCCATGTCAGTCTCCTATAAATGCAACCCGACTGGCGACCGGGCGCGGGGGAATCATGCGGTCTGGACGAACGCCAGAAACCGCATTGAGCCGTAATAATTCTGTCCATCGGGCAAGAGTTGCGCCGAACTGTTCAAGTGCTGCACTTCGCTGAACGTCACCCCGCCCGCGTCGGCTGCTTTCCAATTGTGCAAAGCCGATTTGACCTCCGATTGCAGCGCATGAAGCGGCTTGCGCTCAGCCCCGCGAATGACCTGCACAACGTCAAATTCTATCCGCTCTACCTCATCGCCCTTCCCGCCGAATTGCTCAGGGAAGAAGTCGGCAATAATGACAACGGGCGGAGCCTGATTTTCGGGAACGTGCTGATAAACCGAGGCGAGTGTTACTTGCGCTGTCAGACGCGTAAAAACAGCCGTTTCGAGCGAATTGGCATAGTCCGTCATTACTCACCCCTTGCCGCGCGGCCCAGCACCCGCTCAAGGGCATCACGAAGCCTTGGCAGGTCGTTCTTGCGGAAGTCCCGAATGCGCCCAAATACGAAATTGTAACGCTCGCGGCTGATTGCCTTGACGCGAACCGTGTAAGTCGAAATTGTTCCAGTTGAGCGGTTGCGCCGTCTCGCCTTGGCCGTCTGCGCCTTGCGGCCTTGGTCCAGAATGTAACCGTAAAACCCCTGCCGCTGTGCCCGCTTGTTCACCAGTCCCAGCTTCATTGTGAGCGACGAAACCAAGACTTTGGCCGTAAGCAGCGACTTCAGTTTGCCGGTCCGCACCGGAACTTCCGCCCTTGCCT